AAAGAACACTACTAGATTGCCTCGGAAGCCTGCAACGCCATGAATCTCCACAGCCCCTTGAGGAGCATAGGCACCTATGTCAACTACGATAGCGTCATTCGGTGCTGGATCGCCTAAGAATGTTCCAGCAGTGCCAACAGCCGATATCCAAACCTCTGTAGGTGTCGCAGGAATGCCAGCGACACAATGATAGTTCTGAACAACGCAGCCGTACTTGCCTATGGGGGTATTGATGTTACTCCCCGTGGCAAGGTCATTAAGATACGTAACAGCCAAAGCAGAATCAATCGTAATAGGCTTATCAACGCCATTATGGATAATCAACTGATCCTTATACGGAACGAAGTCAGCCGTAGTGAATGTACTACCCCAAAAAGACGGAGCACCGGGCAAGGCCGCAGCAATCGCCGCGGTCCATATCATGACACTCAGACCTGCGTTATCAGTCGCGCTAATTTCTCCGTTATTGAGAACAGAGATGATGTGGTTGGAGAAATACTCCATGTCCACAATAGACGTTGCTGTAGTTGGTAGAGCAGTATGAATGTCCGCAAACCAGCGAGAGCCAAAGCGAACCTTCAACGTACCTCCAGCAGTGCGCCTAATATTCCTTGCCGTTACAACATACGACGACTCCATTTGCAAATCGGTCTCGATGGCATTCCAGCCACCACCGAAACCGCGCAAAGTGATATTCTCAAGCTTATTCTTCTGAGGCGTCTTGAGAGATTTGGGGAAGACGCTAATCATTATGGGCTCTCATTCAGCTTGATATGGCCTTCAAGCGGCTCGATTGTAACCTGAGAAGGCACACCGCTCGGCACTCTCCAATCAGTGATCGGGATCGGATGGCTGCTCAGTGCGTTCAGCACGTCCTTATATTTCATCTCCATAAGGTTACGGATCACGTCTGCCGCACCAGCGTTTAAGTCATCCCCAGATAGCGTCATGAACGCCGTAGCGTACACGAGCATGTCTTTGTCGAGGTAGAACACCTGCTCCCAATCAAACTGAATCGCTGGAGGGACCAGCGGGTATTCCTTCGCCAGAACGTTTATGTTCCCCAATGACGTAACAGGATAAACCTTAATTTTCTTAAGCCTATAGTCTGCATCTGTGGCGGAAAGGCTCGTCCAATACATAGGCCACGAGCCTGCTAAGGTCGCCATTGCGTATGGGTTCAGTCTCGTCGGTGCAATCGGCAATCGAAGATGTTCACCGTCCCTATGCACGGCGACAAAGTCCTCGAAGGTGTGGACCTGCTCGAATGGCCCAGTTGTAGGCTTCCCAGTCGTTCCGTCAAGCGCGACTGAGTACCATCGAAGATAGTTGGGCCAGTTGTACTTCTTGAACATCATATTGAAGGCTCGAATGGCATCGGCCTTCATACGATCATCCTCGTACACCTGCACGCCAGGGCCAGCTACCTCACCAACGACGGTGAGTGCCTCATTTACGATAGTTCGAATTGATGCACTCACCGCCGTCCTCCGTCTGCCCGTTGTTCGTTTGAGTCACACGAACTTAGAAGGCGAGTTGCCTGATCCCAAGCAGCCCACCATTGTTGGCAGTGTTGACCCATGGATCACCGTGCATTCCAAGCTCGGTGAGCGTGCCGTCAGGAGCGGTGAGGCGAGTGTACGTGCCACGTGGATCGCCAGTCGTAGCAGTCTGCGGATCGGTGAGGACCGCCGCATTGTGCGCCGTGTTGATCTGCGCATACGTGAGGTCGGTGATGTTCTCTCTAGCAGACGTGATCCTGCCCTTGTACGGTAGGCCAAGGCGAAGACCAGAGCCGACAGAGAACGTGACTGAGTTCGTCGCGAGAGTGATGACCCTTGTACCAAGCACAAGGTAAAACGCCTTGAGCCCTGCTACAAGAGCAGACGCACCGTTCGGAAGCGTGATGCGCTCGACCATTGGCTGACCGATGTAGTCGTAGCCAACAACCTCCACAACAAGGGTGGTGGCGCCAGGATCACCAGACGGAGTGACCGTGACTGTCCTGCCGTATCGCGAGTCCAGAAGCTTCGGCGTCGTGAGATAGATGATCGTATTGATCACAGCGCCGTTAGCTGTAGCACCAGCAATCAGCGTACCAACGAAGGTCGCCAAAGCCGCCGCTGGACTGCCCAGAGTGAACCTCGCGGGTGCTGCATGAATAGGAGCAGCCGCGTATCCCATTGCAGGAACGTAATTGTTCACGCCCTGCTGGAAGAAGTTTCGATCCTGAAACATTATGCAGCCTCCGCTTCGAGTTGCTCAGGCAGAAGCACCGGGCCGGTCTTGGCCGTCGCGAGCCTGATGACTTGCTTCTCCAGGGAGTCCATCGCACCTCTGCGTGCGTCTTCCTCCTGTCCGAAGAGCATGCGGCCAATCGGACTGTTAGGATCATTCAGCCCTTGCAGGTTGACGATCGGGGGCCTGCCATCGAGGCCATAGTGACGAAGCGACTCCTTATCAGGGAGGCGAATGACGTGTCCGCGAGGGAAGTACACCAAGAAGCCTGCTGGCTGCTCGACTGTCTTCTTCTTGAGCCCATCACGCTTCGTCCACATCGTGACTTCTCGCTTCACCGTGCCCACCGTCTCACTGAGATCGACGACCACGTAAGCGAGTCTTGCGCCGTTCATACCGGGAGTAATCATGTGTGACTCACACTAGTTCGTGAGGAAAGCGTGAGTGCGGTACTGGCGCCAACTGCAAAGCTGGCCTTCCCAAACCACACGGCGACCGGACGCATCCGTATCCCACGGAGCGACCAACTGCTTGATCTTCATGTTGACGCCACGAAGGACGTGCAACGTAAGGTATTCCTCGTTCACGAAGTACGCAACGTTCGCCGAGAGTTTCTCGTCAAACAGGAGTGGAACCCCGTTATGGGTCGTCCCAACGATGCCAAGGTTGACCAGCTTCTTGCCTGTGCCAGTCTCGTTCAGCATGATGGTGGCCTTGTCGCGTGCCGCTGCCTTGTGCATACGATAGATATTGCGACCTGCAAAGATCACCGTTGGCTTAGGACTGGTCTGTCCATCACTGGAGCGGTTAAGGTCAAGCTCGATGATGTCATCGAACGCTTCCTCGATGTTCTCAGGGCTTAGAGTCCCAGCGAAGTTGTACGACGACGAACGCCACTGCGCCTCAGATGCCAAGGAGATGCCACCAACCGAGCCGGACGTCGGATCAGCCGGGATGAGGTTGCCGAGTCCGTTGGGATCAGTACCCGTCCCGATGCTGGTGTGGTAGGTGGAGAACTGGCGCGAGATGCTTTCGTCAAGAGCCATGATTTTGCCCTTGAGGATTTTGAAGATAGCAGCCCGACCTTGGTTTTCATCTTCCTCCTGATCCGAGATGATGAGCGAACCCACGACGCGACTCATGTTGTACGAGACGGTCGTGAACTCGTTCGTTTGAGAGATAGGCACTTGATCGTAGTATTGCATCGAGGTCACGTTGGGGTTCAGACCAACGATCAGAGGGTTGGTGATCGACGGACCACCATCCTCCACCACGACGCGCTTCTTGGCGTGGAGGTATGCGCTGACGGTTCCAGAAATCGCCGATGCCATAATCAGCTTGGCTCTGGACCGTGTCAGCATTGCATTGATCACGGTATCGAGGGCAGCCATTTGAATAGTCTCCTTGTGTGACTCACACTAACGAATGCCAGCGCCGTCTAAGGCCGCTCGAACAATCGACTCGTATGAGTCGCTAACGGGTGCCAGTTCGCCATCCCCTTGTGGGGGCACTGAACGACCTGACGGGAGACTTCGCCCTTGTTGGCGAGTTCTGGCTCCGCCATTAGGCGGGTTCGTAGCAAGGTGTAACTGTATTCTGGCCCAGGTTTCCCCTAACGTCATGTCGGGGAATTGCTTGATCGTCTGGGTAAACACCGGAAGGTACTGCCTCGCCTCCGGGTTCGCGCCGAAGAAAGTGTTGATTTCTCCGCCGATCTTGGTACGCTGTTCTTGCTCCTGCGCCGTGCGAGCCGCTTGCTGTCTATCCGCCTCTGTACGTTCTCTCAGAGGGTTCACCGCAGTCCCGATCTCCTGTCGAATAACGTCGATCAAGGATTTCGAGTCGATTCCTCCAGGCGCACCACCTAATTCTGCTATATTTATACCATTTGTAGCGGCTCTTGTCAAGATGTTTTTTATGGCTTCCTTCGGGTTGTCTCGAAGCTCCTTGAACAAGCGCAAAGCCGTAAGATGCTCGCCTTGATCGAGGCCAAACTGTTTCACGGAGTCATTTTGCTGTCGCGCAGCCAGTAAATCACGGTGAACTTGCTGGCCAATCTCGACAGCTTTCTGTAACCGCCCAGTAACGTCCTGTAATTGGCCTTGAAGAGTTTGCGCTTGACCTCGCGTCTTATGAAGGTCTTGATAGAGGCGCGCTTCCTTACCGGCTCGCGCGACAATCTTTCCATCAGCCGAAACGAGATTGCCTTTCCCATCCGCCTTCACTTCCGCACCAGTTGGCAGACGTGAAGTTGCCGGCTCGCGTGTCTCTCTCGTTTGAGTCACACGAGGTTCAGGCCGCTCATCTTGTCCAGACCCAAGGTCCTCATTCCCACTTCCCTCAAGGTCTTCGTTTCCGCTACCCTCAAGGTCCATTCCAAGGTCTTCTCGGGTCAATC